GATCCATTGTTCCAACTAGCTTCTGGCAACAATAGCTCAGATGCAGTAGACATTGGTTTCTTTGGTCTTTATGACACAAGTGGCTCACAAGACCTATACGCTGGTTTATTCCGAGACGCAAACGACGGCAAGTGGAAGCTCTTTAAGGACTCCCAATCTGCTCCTACTACAACTGTAGACACTGCTGCAACAGGTTATGCAGTAGCTACTATGGTAGCAAACGTAGAAGGTAATGTAACAGGTAATATCACCGGTGATATAACTGGTGACGTAACTGGTTCATTATCAGGCGGTACAGTTTCCGGCCTATCTGCTGCTATTGCAGTAGCTGACGGTGGTACAGGTGCTGGTAGCTTTACAGCTAACGGTATTGTGTATGGTAACGGAACAGGTGCTTTACAAGTAACAGCAGCGGGTGCCGACGGTACTTTCCTTGTTTCTAACAACGGAACACCAGAATGGGCATCTACTTTAGACGGTGGAACTTACTAATTGATAATTAAAGGGGGGCTTCGGCCCCCTTACACTGAGGTGGAATGATGGATACAAATACACAACAAAATGATGCTTTAATTAATGAATACATTCAAAGTTTATCAAAAAAGTTAACTGATAAAACAATGGATGGAGTTTTGTTAGAAGCTAAACTTAAACTTGCTAATAAACAAGTTAAAGAGTTGGAAGAATATATTGTTACTTTAAGACAAAGTTTTGAAGATCAACAAGAGGAAAAAAACTCTAAAAGTGCAGATGATGTTTCAGGATTGGTTGAAACTAACGCATTTTTAGAAAATGAGAACGATATGTTAAAACAAGAATTACAAAAGGCGAAGCAAGCAATTAAAGAATTGAAAAATGCCGAGCCTAAAGAAGTTTTAATAGACGACAAACTTAAAACCTCTAATGATATTTTAGTGAAAGAACTTTCACAGGCTGATAAGAAAATTGACTCCTTGAAAAAACAGTTAGCAGAGTACACTAATAAAGAACAGGAGAATTTAAATGGCGATAACAATCAAGCCGAAGAGATCGGAAACAGCGAGCTCAGTACCTACAACTAGTGATCTAGCAGTAGGTGAGATTGCTATTAATACAGCAGATAAAAAGCTGTATGTAAGAGACTCAAGTGATGCTATCCAAGCGATAGGCGGTGGTGTTGCTGTGAATGATGGTTCTACTAGTGCTGATGTTTCCAATATATCCTTTTTGGATACAACATTTGGAAACTTTACAGTAGATACTACAAGTAGTCCAGGAACAGCTATTGTCAGATGTACACAAACAGCTGACTTAGATTATGGCCTCATTACTGATACAGTCATTGGTTATAACAGCGTAGATTACGGAGGGTTAACCTAATGGCAGCGAGAGTTAAACTTAGACGCGGTACAACTACTCAGCACGCATCATTTACTGGTGCTGAAGCAGAAATTACCGTAAACACAACAAAAAACACCCTTGTTCTTCATGATGGAACAACACAAGGGGGATACGAAATTTTAAGAGCAGACTTAGATAATTTACCAGTTAGCGCGGTAGTGCCAGGTTCCCAAGTTGACGCTCTTGATGGTGGGACATACTAGGAGATAAAATATGCCAACAATATTACAACTTAGAAGGGGAACAACAGCAGAACACTCATCATTTACTGGTGCAGTAGGTGAGATAACTGTTAATACTACTAAAGATACCCTTGTTGTTCATGATGGTTCTACACAAGGTGGATTTGAAATTGCCCTAGCAGATTTATCTAATACCAGCGCTATTACACTTAGCAGTTTAAGTTCAGGCACAGGTATTTCTTATAATAACAGTACTGGTGAAATTTCAGCAGATACTGATACTATGGCAACAAAATCCTATGTAGACACCCAAGTACAAAGTAAAGATGCTTTAAGTGAATTATCTGGTACTACAGATGATGTAACTGAAGGTTCAACTAATCTTTACTACACAGCTGCTAGAGCAAATGCTGATTTCGATACGAAACTAGCCGCTGCTGATACAGATGATGTTTCAGAAGGAAGTACTAATCTTTACTACACAACTGCAAGAGCAAATGCTGATTTCGATACGAAACTAGCAGCTGCTGATACAGATGATGTTTCAGAAGGTTCAACAAACCAATATTACACAGATGCTAGAGTTAAGAGCTTACTTACTGTACTAGACGGCAGTATTGTTCCTTCAGCAGACGTTACCTATGATTTAGGTTCTTCTACAAAACAGTGGAGGGATATTTATGTAGGTCCTGGTTCGTTATATGTTAACGGACAACAGGTTGTATCCGATAACTCAGGTACAATTACAATTTCTGCAGACTCTAACCAAAACGTTGCTGTACAGACTAGCGGATCTGGTGACATTGAACTTGATCCTACAGGTACAGGTACTGTTCAAGTTAAAGGTACACTTCAAATTGAAGATGGGCAAAACATTACAAACAGTGCAGGAAACGATATTACATTTGCTAACAACATTAAAGTTGATCAGATTACAACCAAATCTACTGATACTAACCTAGTATTAAGTGGTAACGGTACAGGTAATGTAACTGTTAATGACGACATCAACATCACAGGTAACCTAACAGTAGGCGGTACAACCACTACAGTTAACTCTGAGACTATTAATTTAGCAGACAACACTATTGTTTTAAACAGTAACTTTACATCTGGTTCACCTACAGAAGATGCTGGAATTAGCATCAGCAGAGGCGGGTCAACTGCCAAAACATTTTTGTGGGACGAAACAAATGATAAGTGGACAATTGGTTCAGAGACATTTGTAGCAGGAACAGTTGAAGCAAACCTAACAGGTAATGTTACTGGTAATGTAACTGGTAACTTGACAGGCACAGCTTCTAATGCTTCAACAGCAGTTACACTTACTGGTTTAACCGCAAGTGTTAGTGAACTTAATCTGCTTGACGGTGTTACTGCTAGTACTGTTGAATTAAATTATGTTGATGGTGTAACAAGCAATATCCAGACACAGTTAAATGGTAAAGCAACTAGCGCTCAAGGTGCACTTGCAGATTCAGCAGTACAGAATCTAGCTGATCTTAGCATCTCAGCAACGGCAGCTGAACTTAATTTGCTTGACGGTGTTACTGCTACTACTGTTGAATTGAATTATGTTGATGGTGTAACAAGCAGCATTCAAACTCAGTTAAATGCTAAGTTAGCAAGTGCTTCTTACACAGCAGCAGATGTGTTGGCCAAACTCAAAACAGTTGATGGTTCTGGGTCTGGTCTAGATTCAGATTTGTTAGACGGTCAAAGTAGTGCGTATTATCGTATAAATATTTACAATAGTGCAGGAACATTACTCAACTAAAACGGATAAATTTTAATGGCTATAACTATTAAAGTTAAAAGAAGTGAGACGAGCTCATCCTCACCAACAGTTAGTGATCTAGCTGTTGGTGAGATTGCCATGAACACGGCTGACAGAATTCTTTATACAAAAGACAGCTCGGGTAATATTATTAAATTATCAAACTATGCTGTGGCTGATCCTAGTCTTGTGTTTCCAACAGGAGACTTAGGAGGTTTGTCAGGAAGTACAGATGCTTTTGGACAATCTTTGGTTGCAAATTTTGATAATCTAAGTACACCAAACGGGCAATTAACTACAGAAGATTTAGGAGCACTTAGCTAGTGGCTTTATCTACAAGACAAGATTTAATTGACTATTGTCTTAGAAGGCTAGGGTTTCCTGTCATCGAGATAAACGTTGATGAAGATCAAATTAACGATAGAATCGATGACGCTTTGCAGTTTTTTCAGGAGTATCATTTTGATGGCGTAGAGAGAACTTATGTTAGACATCAAATTGAAGGCTCAAAGATTAAATTTACATCTTCAGTCGTAGAAAATTTCCAAGTAGGGGAGACTATTATTGGTGCAACATCTGGTGCATTTACTAAAGTTTCTTCTGTTTCGGGACAATATGTTACTGCTGAAAAAATTACAGGCACATTTCAAGCAAGTGAAACAGTAAGCGGTGCCGAGTCTGGCATTGTTGCAACTGTCTCTGCTTCAGATTTTTATACCGAAGGCGATATTGAAAAGGGATACATTCCTATTTCAAACGGCATTACAGGTATTATTAGACTTTTTAATTTTGGAGGAGCAGCTACTGCTAATACCAGGGATGGTAACCTCTTTGATATTATGTATCAATTTAGACAGAACGATTTGTATAATTTGCTAGGAGCAGATATGACATACTACACAATCGTTCAGTCTCATTTAACAACACTAGAACAACTATTAGTTTCATCTCGCCAAATTCGTTGGAATAGAAAGACGAACAGACTTTATATTGATACTGATTGGGATAAAACTTTCAACCCCGGAGATTATGTTGTCGCTGAGGCTTATGCTATTTTAGATCCCGCTAACTACTCAGAGGTATATGATGACATGTTTTTAAAGAAATACGCAACAGCACTTATTAAGCGTCAGTGGGGCGAGAATATGAAAAAGTTCGGAGGCATACAATTACCTGGGGGTGTAACACTAAACGGGGATACGATCTTCCAAGAAGCAATTCAAGAAATTTCAACCATTGAAGATGAAATGCAGAGAAGATACGAATTACCTCCGACATTCATGATAGGGTAAGCCAATGCCCACTAACTTCTATTTCCAACAAGGCGAATCGATAGGGACTACTAATGAACAGCGCCTTATTGAAGATTTAATCATCGAGTCTATAAAAATTTATGGCAATGATGTTTATTACCTTCCCAGAACCGTAGTTAACGAAGATTTACTTTTTGACGAAGATACTTTGTCTGAGTTTACTCAGGCATACCCTATTGAGATGTATCTTGAGAACGTTAATGGTTTTGACGGTGATGGAGATATATTTACAAAATTTGGTATAGAGGTTAGAGACTCTGCAACGTTTGTTCTTCCTAGAAGAAGATGGGAAGAATTAGTATCCACATCTGGCGGTGTTTACAATGTTGACTCAAGGCCCGCTGAAGGAGATTTAATTTATTTTCCTAAAACAAACTCTATATTTGAAATTAAACTAGTTGACTTTGCCAATCCTTTTTATCAAGCAGGCAAACTATACGTTTATAGACTAGAGTGTGAATTGTTCGAATACAGCTCAGAAGAGTTTGAGACAGGTATACAACAGGTAGATGACTTCCAAGATGATAATACTTTAGATCAACTTGAATATGGTCTGTTGACAGAGGATGGAGAATATTTAATTGCAGAAGATTCTGAGCCATTTACTTTAGAAGGTTTCTCGGTTGTTAAAACAAATACAACGACAGATAACTACAATTTTGGTACACTAAATAATATTGAAGACATTTTAGACTTCACAGAAATAAATCCATTTGGTGAGATAGGTAGTAACTCGTAATGTTTAAGAATCAAACATTTTATCATCAGCACGTTAAGAAGGCAATTATTGCCTTTGGTATGATATTTAATAACATTAATGTTGATAGAAGAGACTCTGACGGAAACTTGTCACAGTCCATTCGTGTACCTCTATCTTACTCTACG